AAACGTGTTCCTATCTCCCACAATAAGGAAGATTGTTATGGCGTAGAAATACGCTATAATTTAGTTGGAAGCGAAGAAGAAGTTCGCAAACAACATATTGATTTTCTAAAGCGATTGGAGCAACTCAAAGTAGCAGATTGGCAAGGAGAAATCTATTGTCGACTTGTAGATGATGTTTATCATCTTAAAGTTAATTTGGTAGGTCTGACCACGACTATTCAAGGTCTACCACGTAAATTTGTGCGACGAGAGCTTAAAGATCTAAATGCAATCGCTGAAGATATCAAAGGACTGAAAGAAATTACGGAAGTCTCAACAAATGAAATCTTTGATCAACATGGAGCTGATGAATCTATGTCACTGATGAATTCACTAGTTGAAAAACATCAAGTCTTCATGTCTATTGTAGATATGAATGATGTTGATTCGGCTGAAGTCAGGAAAATGACACACGGAATAGGACACTATGATGTTGTTATTTTCAACGCTCATGTATATGCCGTTGGTGATTATGTTAGATTCTGGCGATGGGGTAATCGTAAAACATTACAAGGATATCAAATCTGTCACGTCGAATCCACTGATCTCGTAAGAGATATTGGGTTTGCACGTATTGTCAACAAAGATAGATTTAAATCTGTTTTGATGTCGCGAGGAATTAGAAGTCAGTGTACTATGATGGCGTCTATGGCCGATAGATTCCGATCTATCGAACCATATCTCTGTGATGAGAAAAATTGGAGAGATATAACAAACGATCAATCATGTTTGTGCTTTTTACCATCTGCTCCAGCGTTAGCCATTGGGCGTGTCACAGTTGAAGGTCTAAAAACCAGGTTCATCAGAGCCAAAGATTCTATAACATCACAATTAACTGATTTTGTAAAGATCTCTCAATTGAATATGAGTGTTCCTTTAGCTCGAAAGGGCGATTGTGGAGGGCTCATTCTTTCATATAGAGATCGATATCAATCAAAAATTATCGGTTTTCATTGTGGTGGTACAGCATCGAATTGGTATGCTGCTATTCTTCGGAAAGAAGATATCCGCTTGTTTGTTCAACATGGAGCGGAGGAAGATTCTTTCCGTAAGTTAATAGTAGATGGTTTACCAACTGATTTACCTTTTGGACCTCAATGTACTTTCTTAGGGAAGTATAAGTTCAAGACTAAACCAGCGAGTGATAAATCTTTATCTCATTGGAGATATAGTCCTTTTTATGAACAGTTTGAAGAACAACTTCAACCTGGTCCTCTTGATGGAAATGATCCGAGGATTAAAATTGAAGTTCCTAAAAATGGATTAGGAGAAAAGAGTTTACTACTTATACCTAACAGTGTAATGTGCTCTGATCTTCCTCCAATGGATAAAGATATTCTCGCAACTTGTGTTGAACATCTCACTGCTGAAATGACTAATAAAATCGGTCATATAAAAACAACCCCATCTGAAATGGAAAGTCTTCTCGAACTCGGCTTAAATGGCGATCGGGAAAATTCATTCTGTACAGGAATGGAGCTTGATAAAGCAAGCGGTTTACCTTGGAATGAAATCCCTGGTTGCTCAAAGAAAAAGCATTTCTTACAAAACGAAGATGGCTATATTTCATTCATAGATAATGTGAATGGGATGCGCTTGAAAAGTAGAGTAATAAAGAAATTACTTTGTGCTAAACAGGGAGAGAGACTTGTGTCTCTCAGTAATTCCAAGTTGAAAGATGCTGTTATTAAGCTCTCAGCTATTGAAAATGCGAAAACGCGTGTTTTTCATTGTATCCCAGTTGATAAAGTGATATGCGACGCTGCGTTATTCGGAAATTTTAAGGAAGCTTATTCAAGAGCTTTCTTAAAGTTGAACCATGCAATTGGAGTTAATCCACATTCATTACAATGGAGAGCGATTTATGAACATCTTAATCGCCATCCTAATGTTTTTGACATGGATTTCTCCAATTATGATAAACATCTTCATGGTGAATTAATGCATGCGGCATTTTCAATAATTAGACAGGTTATAACAGCTAAAGCTCCAGATACATGGGACGAAGCTCGATCAATTCTCGAAACAGAATCGATAAAGACATATGTTGTTGATTATGATACAGTCTATATGACAGAAAGAGGTAACAAAAGTGGTGAATATTTAACTACTGTTATCAATTGTATCTGTAATGACATATTGTCTTATTATACCTGGATTAAAACCACAGGTATTGATGATCTAAGCGAATTTCGAAATAATGTTTCCGGAGTGAGTTTTGGAGATGATAAAATCGAATCTGTTTCTGATGAATATGCAGAGAAATATAACTATTTCACTGCTAAAGAAGTCATGAGTTCTATTGGACATATCATAACTCCTGGAGCTAAAGATGGGTTGGAACGAAAGTTCTGTCCTATCGATCAAGCTCAGTTCCTAAAAAGAGGGATCGTAGAGTGGGAAAACTTAACAGTAGCACCGCTTCTTCAAAGATCAATCGAATCTCCTTTTGTGTGGACTCAAATTGAAACGGCCGAACATGAAATTTGGTATAATCTAGTAGAACAAACAATGTTCGAAGCACTATTGCATGGTAAAGATTACTATGACAGTTTTCGTTTGAAGCTAGGAAAGTGTAATGACGAAGATCTTAGAGGAGCTCTGGCTTCTTTGTTAAGCGTTAGCTACGATGTAGCAAAACGTAAGTATCTAGCAAGATACTACCAAGAAAGTTCCCATTTATGTACTTCGGAGAAATAATGGTTTTAGCTATCGTTATGATCTGTTTATACGGATTATATGATACAGCGATTGAATCTATAAGACGCAATCGCGAATCTATAAGATTCGTCATACAGGAAGAAGATGAGCACACAGATAGGTGATCTGATTTTTGATTCTGGAAAAACTCTCTTTGAGATTTTAGATGAGCTTAACGTACCTGAGGTATCATCTCAATTAAACGAAGTAAATACTCGTTTAGATGAGGTAAATGA